GCCACCTCTAATGCCTTAAGCTCAACAGTCTCCAAATTGAGCTCGACATAAGCTTTAAACCTATGCCACCCGCTACTCCACAATCTGGAGTAGCACGGGTTGATATAGTCCCAACACGGAGCTATGGCAACCCGCTTTTGGTAATATGGACGATCAACTCTTTCAATGATCGATCCACCCCTAAGGTGCCCACTGAGAGCGGTGAGAAAGATTCCGGGATGATTGTTAAACCACCTCGGTCTCTCTATCGGCCGCTGATCAACGGCTAGTAAGCTAATACCCTTGGAACGGGGCTCGTATCGATAATACGCGATACTCCCTGTTTTACGGTTACGAGCTAATTCGCCTAATGGCAACAAACTTTGTGGAACCTTCACTCCGGCCGTGTCGGCATCCCAAGGCGGGATCGGGAGTATTTCTACCCTCGATTCATCCAAAAGATACCGAACAGTTGCAGAGAGAGGAACCTCATGGTTTGAAGACCAAACGTTGAGTCTGTTGACCAGTGAGTACACGTCCTGCTTGCTACGAAGTGTTTGACAGTAAATGCCACGCACATCATAGCCGCTGAGAAAATCAGCACCGCAGGACTCGCGGAAGGGCCCAGTCGCAAAGGACTTGTCCATGTTCACCGTAAAACCAAAGCGACCTAAGAGGTTGACTACAAGATCGTAAGCTTTCGCTTCGACTATGATGTCATCCCCAAAGACGCCCCAGTTGGAACGGTGATGGTAAGGTTTATATGCCGTAATACCTAAGGCACTGTAAACCCCAAGTACAATGCAACTAAAGAGCATCGTCTGGAGGGGAAATGTAAAAGCATTCCCCATCGACGACACCATATGTAACGGAACGGAACTACCATCCGGTAGTTCGACCTCGGCACTACGGAACTCCATCATAAGTGCAAGCACGTATGGTGGGGTAATTAACCGTAATAAGCCAAGGCCTATTGAGTCAGATGCGTTGCTTAGGTCAATAGTACCAAAAGCCCCGCTTTCTGATCCAATACGCGCTAGGATCCTGTTCCTGCCTGGCTGTCTAGCTAAGTTTATTCCAAACTTCGCTAGCAGTTCAGTCTCGAGACAAGATCCAAAGCCCTTCTGAAAAAGCATATTCAGTAAGGGTTCCGTACATATGGTCCTTGAAATTCCGCTTGTCTTAGGGACAAACGATAACCGGCTACCTCGAACCTCCTTGAAACCCCCGTAATGGCCTGACCTGATCTTTTCGGTCTCGAGCCAAAGAGGGTATTTGGAGATTTCACGCTGGTAAAGCGTAAATAACGACTTTCGAGTCCCAGTCAAAGGCCCTGCAGCTATCTTTCGATAGAAGTCAGAACCTTCGACACCGATAGATGCACCGGGACCAGTCATTATCTCCTTAGAGATTTTCTCTAAGTTGACAATGTAGTCCCCGCCAGGGTTAAACCAGAAGTCATAGAAATGACGAATGGTTTCACCGATTGAGATTTCTTCAATCTCACTGACATTGGTGCGATCAATTGGCGACTTAATACTACATTTGGTATTAAAGTCAAGGAACTTAGTGAGAGCAAGACTGTCTGCATCAGCAGATGTTTCGTCCTTGAATTTCTTCAAGAGCGTATCTGCCAAGGTCAGACAGGCGAACTCACGTCCAGAGATACCAGGCCAAGCTCTTTCTCGAAGATTTCCTTCGAAGAAGGCAGCATATGGCACGGTATTGAGGACCTTACTAAGGTCGTTAGCGAGGCAACAATAAAGAGCGCGGGAACAAAGGTTCACTAGCTTCTCCTTATAACAACCCGCCTAACAGTATGTTAGGTTAGGGCAGCCTAAATGTTTGGCTACAGGATCGAAAGCAAGACGGAATCGCCAAGCCCGGAACTCTGGGCGTAAAGCGTACCGAAATGCGCCGACATTGCAGCTTTAACATTTGC